TAACCATCGGATTATTTCTAACCATATTAGTCGACATAAAATTTAAGTGAGCTGTAACGTGTGCTCTATGATCCTGACCTGGAAATGCTTGAAAAGGTTTACCAGCTAATGAATCAATATGTTCTAACGATGGATCTTTTGGTGCATTCGGTGCTGGTGGTGGTAAAATTCTATCAATATCTTTTATTCCTAGCGCCTCATACATTTTTCTAAATGCCATGTACAAATTATGCATTTTTGGATTTGACATTGCTAACTGTAGACCAGTTTGAGCTAATGTTAATCTTTGTGACATTGAAAATATATTTGGATCAGCTATTGGTAGAATATCTACTCTTTCATCAAAATCTGTTACTTTAACATTTCTTTGTCCACCTACAACATCGTATGGATATTCTTGTGGTAGATACTGAGCAAATACTTTTGCTAGTAATTTAAATTCTTGTTTTAGGGCTACGTATAGTCTTTTATGGATTGCTGACATTACCCTTGAACCACGTTCCAAAAGAGCTACGGTCGTACCAACGGCTGCGCCTTGGTTCCCGTCCCCGACCTGCATGTCAGCAATGGACGCGAATCTTTGTCCTGCTGTAACTACAATTCCCATCAACTGCAATAATGTAGCTGAAGGTTCTTTGTATGGTAAAAATACAAATGCATCTTTTAGATTACCACCTGGTGTGTCAACATCTTTAAATTCTCCAGGTTGTATCGGTGCAGCGTCATCTTTGACTCTGACACCTCTCTGTTTAAATCCTGCTGGTAAGTTTGATAACGTACCTGCGTCTAATAATTGACGGAGAGCAGAAGTTGCAGTTCTGCTCAAACCGCCAATCATATGAATGAGTCCAAAGCCATAAAATCCTAGTCCTGGCAGAAATTTGAAGTGGACAAAATATTGGATCTTATTTCTAAGTGGATCATTGGGCGCAAAGTTTCGTCTAATAGACAAAACTTTTTGACTACCTTCTTCGACTGTTACGACGTAAGGTAATTTTATTCCTGTTGGTTGACCGTCTTGACCAACATCTTCGAAACCTTCTAAATCTAGATTAACATGACACTCTAGTAAAGTGTACATACTTTCAATTCTAGTTGTTTTAGTAGTTCCTTCTAATTCTCTTTTTTTATCTACAACTTTATCTGCATTCACATCTGACACTGGTTTTGTTAATTCAATGTCAGTGTAAAAGCCATTGACCTGCTGTTTACGTAAATCATTTTCTGAAATCTTTACGACATGAACAACCGCTTCCGCATCATCTAATGAGGTAGCTGTATACGGAACGACTAGATCATCCGCAGGTATAAATTTTGATACGGCTCTTCCTAAAAGATCGTCATAATAAACTTTCTTAAAAGTTGAGCCGCTTAAGGGTAGATGGAATAACATTTGATCAAACTCTGGTTCATATTCTTTCATCTGATCCATAAGTTGATAATTCATAAAATCTTTAACTCTTTGTGATTGAGCTTCTTTAGCAGAATTGGATACACCTAGAACTTGAGTTCTAACGGGTCCATCTGCTGGTAATAATTCTTTATATGCGAGAGCTTGAAACTGTGTAACAGCTTCAGCTAAAACTGGGTGTGTTGCACCAGATGCTCCTTGAAATGGTTCTGATCTATTATCGTATTTAAATCCTAAAAGATCTAAACCGTTCGTATAAGAACTTTCCCAATCTTTTCTAGACATTTTATAATCTGTATAATTTTGTCTTAATTGAATTCCAACTGGATCTAAAACTGTTTCTGGAAGTATGTCGGCTAAATTATCAAAGTGCGTGTTTGACTGAGCTTGGTTCACGGAACTTGGTTCGAAATTTACTGTAGCACCACCTTCTTCATCAGGTGTTACTTCTACAGGTTGTCTTTGTTGTTGCTCCGTAATGTCAACATCGGTTGGTGCTTGTGCACCAGGTATTTTTACTTCGTGTCGAACGTTAGGGAGTGATTTGTCTATGTCTGCCATTTATACTCCTAGGATTTTTTACCATTAATCATTATAGAACGCAACCCTTGTCTTTCAGGTGGAATTGCATGAGGTTTACGTATTGCAGCTATACCACCACCCATATAACCTGCTCTGCCGCCGTCTGCGAATTTAGCTCCATGTAATCCAGTTGGAGATTGTTCAAACAACTGACGCCATTTTTCTCTAGTCTGAATACGTCTAATCTCATCTTCTGATATTTTTCCAAATCTTGGATGTTTATATCCTACGTCTTTCCAATATTGTTCTATTCCTTCTAATTCACCTGCATTAAGAGGTGTTGTAGTTGCTTCTGCAACACCAGGTTGTTTTTCATATTTTGTTAAATCAACATCGTATTTTGGCATTTTATGATAACCAGAAGTACTTAATTGAGGCGGTAAATCTGTTCTTACTATTTTTGGATCTTTTTTTATAGGAGTTCCTTGTTCAACCCAAGAATCTGGAAGAATCTTTTTAAAAAAAGTTTCATCACCAACATCTCTATACCCATATTCATTTAAATCTCTAGGAACTCCTTCTGATATGTCCGGCTCATAATATCCCGCCTGTCTCTCTCCTTCCATATCGCTTACAGCTTTTTGAAATTCAATTTCTCCACCAGTTACAGGAACCATTTCACCATCTCTTTCAACCATTGCAGTTTCTTGAAGATTAACCCAGTCATTATTTATTTTATCAAGTTTTGCTTGTTGAGCTTCAATCACTTTTGGATCTGTTTTTCTAAAACTTTCAACTCCGAATACACTAGAAGCTGTTCCCATTTTTAAATTTTTTAAATCTCTTTCTCCTCTTTCATACTCCGCCATTAATTTTACTTGTTCCATATACTTTTGCATAGCAGGGCTACCAGAAATATTAGCTTCTCCTAAATTTTTAATCTGAGCTTCTTTTTTTGTCCAAGGCATTGCCCAACCTGTCACCCAGTTATCACCTAATGCTTCATTAAGAGGAGTGTTATTATTAATTGTATCATAACCAATTTCACCTGCCTCAAAAGCACCCAGCGTGGCCCACGCTCCCGGTCCAATCCAATTTCTTAGTTTGAAAAAATCTTTTGGACTTAGCGCTTTTCCCACACCTCTCATCAAACCTGATCCCAGTCTCAGGATTTCTTTTAAAATTTGTTTTTGTTCAGTGTTTGCTGTTCCGCTTCCTAGTAATTTAGTTGCAGTTCTTCTTCCACATTCTAAAGTCGATACAGCTGATCCTGCATTTGCAAAACCAATCCTGCCTCCTGATGCTTTGCCTTTGGGGCAGAGTTTTATTAAATTTTCTCTTAGTCGTTTATCTAAAGCTGTGATTTCTTTTTTACTCATTTTAGCAGATTGCATAGCTTCTGATTTTTGAAAATCTAATAAAGCTTTGTTTTTTCCTTCTGCAAATAATTTAGCTTCTTCTGCTGCATTAATAGTTTCTAATTCAGCTTTACTAATTATCTTGTTTTTAAAATCTTTTTTTGCTTTTGTCATTATAGGATTTTTACCCATTCTCCAGCTTTCCATTTCTTTAGCTGTAATTCCTTCTTTTGTTAAATCCATAGGATCAATAGCACCTTTAGTAGTGCTTCCCCATTCAAATTTAGTTCCATCTCTATTTTTAATAGTAAATGTTTTGTATCCTTCTGTGGCAGAAGCTACATTCATTCCTTTTTGATTTAGTCTTTCTACTTCAGCCCAATTTTTAGCTTTAAAAGCTTTATCTCTTTTATCTGCTATGCCTTGAAGTATGGCGTCGTATTTCTTTAAAGTTTCCTGGTTTATTTTTGCAGGAGTAAATTTTTTAGTTTTAGGAGTGACGTCTTCTGAATAAATCTGGCCTGTGTGACCTCCCTGTAAACCTGATTCTGCAGTTCCTTTTGTCCATCTTTCAAAACCAGGGCTACTATATTTTTTTAAAGCAGCGTCTCTTTTGGCTCTTACTGCTTTTATTTTCTCACTTTCATTCTTATATTTCAAAGGAATTTTTCTTCGAGCATTCAATTCAATAAGCCACGAATTAAAAGTTGCTTCTGGAATACCATGCTTTTTCATCAATTTAGGAATATAGCCTCTCTCGGGTATTTTTTTAGCTAAATAACCATCGAGTGCCTTTTCCATCTCTTTAATTTGGACATCTCTAATATTATTCTCCGCAGCATATGACCTAATCGCATTGGTAATAGCTCTTGATTCTGTGGTTATTCCTTTTTCAATTATTTTACCTTGTACTGTTTTTTCCCCAACTCTAGAAAACATGTTTTGATATTTTTTAACAATTTCATTAATTGCTCCGTAACCTTTTGTTTCCATTTTAGCTAAATCATCTAAAGCATTTGTTAATGCCTTTTTATATTTAGGTTGCTCTAATAAAGTCCCTTGTTCAGATTGAAGTACAATGACACTTTTTGATGGGTGTATTTTTCTTTTTTCTGTAACAAATTTTATTGCATCTTCTTTAGTTCCATGAGGTGATTTTAATAGTTTTTTATTTCTTTGTATTTTTCCATACCAAGTTTTTTTACCTGTGGCCTCAGATGTATTCTCATATATACCATTACCTATTGAACGAGTTGTAATTGTCTGCGCTCCATTATACCCAGGCCGTGATCCGTCAACCGATGATGTTACTAGTTGGCCATCTGCAAATCCTTTTGTTCGATGCTTCATCATATCCGATCTTTGCATTGCTGCTGTTTCAGCTTCTGATCTTGATTGATGAATTGAAGTTGGCTCTATAGCACCTTCTTTAAGCATAGATCTTAATTGATCTTCTGTAAATGATCTACCACCATGAATACTTGGAACATTAATCCACTTACCATTTAAAAATAGTGTTGCAGATTTTTCTGAAACTCTTTCACCTTCAGGTGTTTCATAAATTCTTCTATCAAATTGTGTAACTTCTTTTGTTGGAGTGCCTACTAACAAACCATCTTGGTACATGTTCCGTGGTTCTTGATTCATTTTCTTAAATTCCTCGAACGCACCTTTAGAATCAGTTGGTCTAGTTGCAATATAATTTTCCCAAAACTTATCCATTATTCGCCTAACATTCCTGCAAGACCGCCTGATGCATGAGACGATACTCCTGTTTTTTCTTTCATTGCTTTATAGATATCAATATCCTTTAAAGCTGCATCAAGATCTTTTAATTGTTTTT